AACTCCTGCTTGCAGTCCAAGGACTTCTCGCTTCGTTTTGCGGATTCTTCGCTCATAAGTACGTTGCCACTGTTCTTTTTCGTACTGTTTTCCCTTGTTGGCTTTATCCTGCGCTGATAGTTCTGCATAGGGATTCGGCATTCCTTCCGCCCAAACCGAAAAATGATGTCTGCAATTTACTCCGCATATTCCATCAGCTTCGCCATAATGACAATTTTCAATAAAATCTGGATATCGGCTTACTTTTTGTTCTGACATTTTACGGTATTCTGATGTATCTTGCCCCTTGAAGAACTCCGGCTTAATTTCTTTTAGTTTTTCCCAATCTATAGAAAATACCTGCCCTTGCCATACTTCATGGCTTGGGCGGCTTCCTATATGTGCCGATGTCAGTACTAAACCGTATCCCATTTCTTTCATTCTTGTCAACTGAATATCAGCACACGCCTGAGCCACGCCAGTTCTGACAGAACGTGCGACTGCTGTTTCGATCGTGTCTTTTCTGCCAGATGGGTATGTGACAGTAACACCATCACTCACAACGTTATTAACTGCCTCTTTGATGGCTTGCGTATATCCAACTGCTCCAGTCATTACATGATTATATGCAAGGTCACATTGGTTGATATACAGTGCCTGAGCCACATTTGCAGTTGTCCTTGTGAAGTTCCGCCATTCTCCCATAGTCGCAAGCATATTTCGCTCCATGAGTCTTATCATAGCTGGCGACTGTTCGAGCGGTACAGGGCTTAATCCTGCCGCCTTGTATACTTTATCATCATAGTTCATTGCAGTGATTCCAGCATCTTCAAACGCTTCAAGGAGTTCCCGTTGTTCACGTTTGGTGTATTTGGATAATTCCGTCAGAATGTCCTCTAGCAGTTCACCAGATTCCTGTAGTGTTCTGATTCTCCACGCATCAGCATTAGTTAGAATATAGTCCTCGCCCCTGCCGATTCTTGCCATCATTCTCGACACGATCTCAAAGATGATATACTGATGCAGTTCTTCTGCAATTTGCTCACTGCCCTCTGTGATCTGACGTAAATATTCTGGGCTTAACATAATTACTCATCTCCAAACAGTTTTGGTTCGTCTGGCTGGGCTTCTTTAACCATTGCTTTCGCTTCGGATTCTGTCATATTTTCGAATTTGACATAATACATCCAAGGAGGACAGTCACCCTGTAAGCGATACTTCCACCAATTGTCTCGGTCTCTCTCATAAGAATATGCCATTTCGCCAAAGTTGCACTGAACTTTATATGCACCGACTGGAGCCAATCCATATAAATCTGCATATACGCTCAACGCATATACTACTTGTTTTATGCTTTTGTCTAATTGGTCTCTTACGTCCTTGATAAATTGTACAGACCTCTGTTGTCCTGCTTCTACCTCTGTGGCTGTTTGTATTCCGCTTTTTTCATTAAATACGAAATATCCATTAGAGAATCCGACCTTATATCCAATCTGTCCAAGGAGGGCATTTATTCCGCTTATACGAGTATCTGTGTTGAGAACCGGATTGATTTCCTGATAGAACTCTTTCTCGTCCTGTCCGAATACATTCTTGACAAAGTGCGGTAAGTTCATCTCATTACGTCTGTTCTCCATACCCTGCGGTGACATGGCTGATACAGGTGTGCCGCTCGGCATCAGCAGTCTATCATCTGCCAGAACAATCTTCTGAGAATCAAAAATCTCTCCGACGTTTCTGCTGTATGCAATATCGAGGTCTTTTAACTCTTCAATGGCTTCGGCAAATATCGGAAGTCCAAGTGGTGTGCTGATATCTACATTGTTCGCTTGTGGTGTCCGCAGCACTCCGTACAAAGCTCCGTCTAGCTTCTCACCGTTTGCCTTGAGTATCGGCGGCGTATCTGCCATAAGGTCAGCCCATTTGGTCTGTTTAAGATCAATTTTATCTCCGATTGACTGAGGGGATTTTGATACATAAGCTCTGTTGGAAACATAATACGGATAGGTTGTCACTCCGTCCACTATTGTCTCAACAAACCTGTGATATTCAAGTCTTGTGTAGTATTTTCTACCAACAGTATAAGAATCTTTGAATATAATCCCTTTGATCTCCTGATTATCATAATGCACAATCATCACATCTGCCGGAGTAAATATGTCAAGGCTCTCGCCGTTTGGCTTGATAAATACCGTTCCATAAGCACATCCATATTCCACCCAGTGCCGAATCTGGAAATATACTTTATCGATCTGCTCCTGTAGCCATGCCGCCCTTGCGGAACCATCTATCTGAATGCCAATCGCCAGTGTTGCGAGCCGAGCTGTCTCTGAGCAGACAGATTTCGCGAAATTAATTGTCTTGATATTATTCTTATCATCTAGCCATTCCGGTACTCCCCTGTAAATGTTCGCGCACCGGTTAATCAGTGATTCCATTTCTGGAAATTCTGCCGCCTGAATATTAAAGTCCTCTTCGGCTTGCTTTTTGAATATCATGTTAAACCACCTTTTTAGTGTTGTTATAAGTCCCATTTAATCTACCTTTTAAAATCCATCCATCTTACAGAAGTATCTCGCACAATAATGTCTTCATATTCTACAACTTTTAAGATTTCGTTAATGTCAGATGATCCATATATTTTTAAACCGATGCTTAAGAATTTATTTATTTTATCTGAAAAGTACCTATCTAACATTTTATGCACTGTACCCCCTCCTGTTAAATAACGGCTCATAAGCATACCTAAGTGCCGAGATTGCGTGATCGTTTCCATCAGGATAACCGCTTATTACATTTCCCTCTTTGTCCCGATCATACTCATATTCTGTAATTTCTTTGTATGCGTTCGGTGTCCGCTTCGGGTCAATGACTATGGTCTTTGTTTGTAAGAATTTAAAACCATACTCGATACTCCCCGGGCCTTTGATTGCTCCTCTTGCAGGGAGTCCGACATCCCGGAAGTCGTTCACAGACTTAGGTTCCGCAGAATCACATATCATCGTATAATCGTCATAGCCTTTTTTCTTGATCCAATCAGCAGTCTTGGAGTTGCTCCATTTATTTACATACAATTCGTCAATCAGATATATTTTCTCTCTGGCAGAATCATAATAAGTTCGGAGATAGCAGAAGGCATCCGGGTACCATCCATAATCTACGCCAGCGAAAATACGATCCATGCGACTGATTTCTTCATCTGTAATATCTCTGATTTCCAGATATTCAAATACGTTTCCACCGTCACCATTTGGAACACCCAGGTATTCATGCTCATAGGCTTCTGGATTGATTTCTTTCAGATGCGCTGCATCGTCAATAAACTTCTGTCCGAGCCACTCCGCCGGAGCTTCCAGATAACTCGAATGATGGATAACTCTTTTCGGGTTAGGCGTGAGCTTGATCCTGTTTACCCAGTTTGATTTTGATTTTGGTGGGTTATATGATGAAAAATCATAGGATTCATCGCCACCACGAAGCACTGACTGATTAACAGAACGCTCCTGAGCGTCTCCCTTCATTTGATCTTTTTCCTCTTTCCAGAGGATTCCAATGTATCCAAACTCTGGCTTAATAGATTTCAGTTTGGTTTCATCGTCCAGACCACGGAAGTATATTGTCTGTCCAGTCTTAATATACTTGATTTCAAGTGGTGACACCTTGCATTCAAATTCTTCCATCAGTCCAAGTTCGTTGATAGCCCATTTCATGTTAGCGTATACAGAATCTTTCAGAGTACCGGCCACCTGTCTTGTAATGCAGGCGTGCATCTGAGGATTATTCTTGATAAGTTCAACAATCTTAAAAGCCACAAATGAAGATTTCAGACCACCTCGACCGCCCTCAAATACATATTCAATATTAGGCTTGATTTGACGGTTAATATCCACGAATGCCTTGCCGAGCACTCTGGCAGGAAGCTCATATTTGCTTTCGTCTGATTTTGATACAGCTACCAACTGTTCCCATTTGTCCACTGCCTGCATATTCCCTTTGATAGCTTTATCGTATACAGCAGCTGCAATACAGGCATTATTATTTGCATCCTCATCAGATATTCCCATCTTTGCGAGTTTCTTCTTTGCGGCAGTCGGGGCAGGGTTCTCAGCTATCATTTTTGCTAATTCAGAAAGAGTCTTTTTTTGACGACGTGCTTGACCCGACGCAATACCACCTTTTTTTGCAATTCTCACCTGTTCCTCACCTGCTCGAAACTGCGTCGCCGCTCTATTATTTAAATTCTGGTCGTTTGCCATCCTATCATCATCCAATCATATCCTTTCTGAATTAAAACACCCTAGCATAGTTATAGATATATACTATAATACCACGCTAGGGGTTATGTACCTCTACACCACTTTTAGTTTTTATCAATTTTATAATCTTCCGGTCAATTTTGCCAAGTGATAATATTCTGCCATGATCCTGCGCTTGTATCCGTAGAAATCATTTTCAGATACTGGAATATCTCGGAATCGCTCCATAGTCCGGTATCCTATGCAGTTCACTATACTGTCATAGATTTGTGATTCTATGCCTGGCGCATATTTGATTGACACTTGCAGAAGATTGTACTTGTCATTCTCGTCAAGGTGTCTGAAATGACTTTGAAGTGCCGGTATATCATCCGGCGGCACTCCATAGTCGGTTAGTGTAGCTTTTCTAAGATTCATTTAATCATCTCCTCCAACTTCTTCTCTATCGGATTAATAATCTCTTCCAATACCTGATGTTCATAATTTTCTTTCCAGAATTTTTCTCCTTTCCAAAATGGAGTTTTTCTAATCTCATCCATTAAATTAATACACGCTATTGCTTCTAGCATTCCCCAGCATCCATCACATGCTCTTTCATTACACCAATTTGTGAATTCTTTAAATTTCATTTTTGAGTTCCTCCAGCTTCTTCTCAGCTTCTTCAGGAGTGAGAAACCATGTTTTCCCGTATTCTACGTCAACACAAATAACGTTCGGGGCGTGAATACTGTCTTTATCACACTGTACGAACCAACCACTTTGTGAAAATACAATGCTGTAAGCTTTTTGATGATACACTCTGTTATTTGCTTTATATCCATTCAGAACATTTAAATCATAATTCGCTTTGCTCGGAATCTTATAAATATCATCACCGATTTTAACCGGCAGTCTTACAAACAAGCCCTGTTCTTCTAAGTCTTCGTAATCGCAGAGTTTTCGCGCTGCTGAAATGTAATCGTGCTGTTTAACCCAGATATCTGATTCTCCGTCTGGTGTATCAATCACTAATACTGATTTACTCATCTTCTCCTACCTCTTTTCTGCAAGAATGCTCCATACTGTGCCGGACTGATAACATCTTCCTTCTCTCTGGTAGCCAGTCCATATCCGAGTCTTCCATTCTTTTTATTTTCTTCTTTTGTAAACATGGTTGAAATGTCCTTGCCTTTACTCATTCAACTCCACCGCCTTCCACAATTTCATCAATTGTTGTATCCCCTTCTATGCAATATTTTTCAAATAAATAATTCTCTAATTGCTCCACAACCTTATCAATGTCAAAAACTGTCGGCTGTTCGTCAATAACTGCACCTATTGCAAAATCCATATCCGAATTTCCAAGAGAGTCAATTATTTTGTCTGCATCAATTAAACGCATTTATTCATCCTCCCACACTCCCAACAACCGCATCCTCTCATACAGTACAGCGACGGTCTTGCACCGGTATCCATAAAAGTCCTTCGGATTCATCGGGATATATCTTTCTTTGCTGATTTTCCTGTAGCTTTTCCGGTGTAGGATATTCTCGATAACCATATCCGCTATCACCGTGTTTTTTGGGCAAGCTGACAAGGCAGCACCGGAAAGCAGGCATCCGTACTTTGCTGGAAAGTCTTTTAGTATCGTATTTAATTTTTCAATGTCCTCTGCCGGAATACCGTAGTCTTTCAGCTTTTTATTCCTTGTCAGCATACCGTTCTCCTTTCTAATCGTCTGGGTGGTGCTTGTCGTACATGATCGCTATACATATAATACCAACCACTCCGAATATGATTCCAAGGGTGAATCCTAATAAAAATGCAATCATACAACCACCTCACTGTCCTCTGGCATCTGATAATCCACATGTCCGTTTATATATGCTTCCTGAATCATGTCCAGTACCTTCATGGCTTTTGCTTTGGTGGAATATTCTCCGAGCAAGCAGCACCAACTCATATCTCTTCTTGCACTTATTACTCCACCCGAGACTTCGACATCGAATAAAAGTTCAAGTGTAGCTAAAACTTCCTTATTCTGACTTCTGATTAACATTTTGTGTCCTCCTTATTTCGTGTGACCGGTAATCCTAGTTCTTTTTGCTTCTCTGCAATTCTTAACGGAATGTACAATTTATGGTATTCTCTTCTACAAATATCACAGTTTCCATAGCTATGCCCCCAACACCAATTACAGAATTTATTGAACTGTTCTTTCAATGTTTCTGAAGATGATGTATTTGCGTATCCTTCCCATATTACTTCCGACATAAAGCTCATTTTGCACCCTCCCTATTCGATGAAACTCGTTCCGCACTGACAATGATAACTAATATGTCCGTTATACTTGCTTACATTTGCTACTACCTTTCTACCGCACGAAAAACAAGTTACCTCTTTTGTCAGTGGTTTTGCATATTCTTTCACCTTTTCGTCTTGAATAAACCTCTGGCCGCACCAGTGGCACTGCTTAGTGCTGTACGGCATCTCTCCACAAATAGGACATTCTGGAATTATTCCGTAACCATCATTTATGATTGGGAGCTTTATCGGATCTCGCTTTGAATAGATATTCCAGAGTTCTTTTCTGCGGTTTTCTTCGTCCTGTGCCTTTAACGCTTTGTACTTTCTTTCCTCTTCTTTGTCCCAGTAAATGATACAGGCTTTATCTTCTGGTGAAATGTCTTTGGTGTAAGACTGTGTCGTGCAATGATAGCCTGTTTCGCCCTTCCTTTTTCTTGGCTGGCATCTCACACAACCACCGCATTTTTTATTCAACAATTCTTCTGGATAAATGCTTGTGCTGGAACGTCTTTCTCTTACTGGCATTCCATCACTAAATTTAATTTCGCTCATTTCCATCCTCACTTTCCCCATGTAAGCAACTGACACGCTATTGTGCAGTCCTCCATGATTTCTGTATTTATGTTTCCTCTGTTTGGTTCTAATTCATCAAGGAATATTCCGTTTATGCAACTTCTACCAAATCTACGTTCTTGCTCCGCACGCCTTTGAAACACTTCTGGAAAGTCCGATCTGATTTTGTTCCAGTAGCCCATACCGCCTTTGACGCATCCGATGCAATTATTGTTCGGATAGCCTAAATCGTACATAATCGGACGTTTTAGGCCTAACCTGTCCGCTATTCCGTGTGCTTCTTGCTTAGTTAATCCGTGTTCAATTAATGGAAACTCATGGTCATAATCGCTTAGAGCCTTGCAGGTATTCTCTGCTCTGCTCTTTTCATTTACATCAAATCCCCATACATAAGTATGGTGATCTGGATGCTCGGATTCCCATTTTTTTCTTACTTCTTTCTTCAAATATCTCGTACATGGAGAGCCAAACGGAGTATTCATTGTGTGCGTGAACTCCATCACGTCATCCACTGAGCCAAACCTGTTTGATTGAATTATCGTTATCTTTCTTCCTAATAGCTTCTCGCAATCATGTAAGAATCTAAGACTATCAGGATGCTGATTCGAAACGTGAGTATAAATAATCTCATCAACATCCTTTGCCAGATAACACGCTACAAAACTGCTTATTCCTGTTGAAAACCAACATACTTTCATAACACCACGCTACAAATCCTGTGCGTGGATAGTCTGGCAATCGGCTTGGATTCATTATTAAGTGCTTACTTAGGCACAGCCACTCCGCCAAACTTTATGTATCAATTCACCATTCTAATCTTGATACAACCTCGGTTTACCGAGGATTCGTTATTCCTTTCTATGTTTGAGTTTTATTTTTCTTGCCATAGCTTCTACAACTGTCACTGTTACTCCATTTCCCGCCTGCTTGTATAACTGGCTGTCAGAATTTACGAACTGTGCTTTATCAAAATAATCATCAGACCAACCTTGAAGTCTAAAGCATTCACGCGGTGTCAGCTTTCGTATTGCTATATAACACTGATATTTTTCGTACCACACTGCATATACCGTTAATTCTTCCGATACCTGCACAAATATTCCTTGATTGCAACTCGTGTCGAGTGTGTTGGCAACTTCTTTTCCATATTCTGTGCGAACGTTACGCAATACTCCGAGCGGATCAATTGCGACCCCGTGTCTATCCTGAGATGTTAATGTGAACATTGGTTCACCATTTTCTTTGAATCTTCTTCCATTCTGACGTTTTTCTATACGATCTGGTGTCAATACTGGGATTACAATCTTATTTCCCTCTCCTTTATTTGTTGTTAAAGTAGGGCTTAAGCCAGTCGAATCATACACATTTCCGTTCATTCCTTTTCCTGACGGGTTCACATTGCATACTACTCCGACACTTCCAGGCTCTTTATAATCTCTGCTTGTTAGTGTTGGACAAATATTTTCATATATGCGTGCTTTTCCATCTTGACCAATATAACTTGTATCAAATAATATGGATACTTTGGGTTCTGTATTTCTTCCCGGCTTCGTACTGATTGTTGGTGCTAATCCATTGTCACTATAAACTCTATCTCGCTGCGAATTTCTACCATTAAGACAACCAAGAAGATTTAACGAAACACTATTTTTTCCATCTGTTCCTTCGATAGGAAATACTTTTGTGGTACTTCTCCCTCTAAGATGCCCGACAATAAAACATCTTTCCCGGTTTTGCGGTACTCCGAAATCTTTGGAGTTGAGCACCTGCCATTCTGCATCATACCCCCACTGCTCCATTTCAATGAGCAGTCTGGCGAAATCCCATCCTCCATTAACACTAAGCAGATTTTTAACGTTCTCAATGAAAAGGTAAGTGGGTTTATCTTCTTCTTCGAGCTGTCCGACAAGGTACATAACTCTGAAAAACAGGCTTGAACGGTTTCCTTGAAATCCGGCTTGTTTTCCTGCGACTGAGATATCTTGGCATGGAAATCCGAAACACCAACAGTCTGCTTTGGGAATGTCTCCGGCATACACTCTTCGAATGTCATTTGCATACCATTCTCCATTTCTGTATTCCTCCTTTAATATTTCCTTCTGTCTTTTCTTGATAGAAATATCTTCCAATGCCTTTCGCTGCTCTTCTGTCAGTAAGTGCATTGAGATGTAACTCGCAGTAGCAAATTTATCAAATTCGCAAAAACCAACGCATTCATGCCCCGCCAATTCCATTCCCCTACGAAATCCTCCGATTCCTGCGAAAAAATCTATAAATTTCATTTTTATCCTTTCTCCTCATACTCTCCGAACCCAAATTCCCTATTAATATCAAAAGAATCAAATTCAATCTGCAAACCCATTTCTTCCTTAATTTCCTTGTATGCTGCTTCAACACCGACTTCCTCAACATATCTTTCGGCTTCAGAAATCTTATCAATGAAATTCTGGTTTGCTTTCTTGAATCCCCATGCTTTCTTGATGGCAATAACAGAAATTAAAATATTTGCCACGGCAATATAATCTTCTGCTTTCCACAGCTTTTCCTGTGATTCTTTGATAAGCTGTTCTCTAATTTCCTGTTCTTTTGAATCCAAATACGCTTTAAGAGATTCGATTCTTACGCCAGTCTGTCTGGAATCCTGCTCCATTGTAAAGCCAGTTATGTTAAGTGGCGCCGGGATTAAGCTTCTTTGATTCTTTGATTTTTTAATTTTCAACTTCCCCAACCAACAGCCCTCCTTATCTTCTGAGTCAGAATGTCAAATTCCATCAACATCCTGCGATCATTCTTGTTTGAGTATGCGATTGTTTGCTGCCCATCATATATGACCGCATATCTTCCGTTAATGCTATATACCCTGCTGATTGCCTACGATATCTGGCTTCTTGTCTTTCCTGTCAATTCTGATATTTCAGCAAGCGTCAGCTCCCCGATATACTTTGAACCGTCATATACGTCATACAGTTTCATGTTTCTTTCTCCTTTTAACTGAGCTTCATTACTCTATGGCTTAAAATATGAGTCGCTTTTCCTACGCTACATTCATCACGCCCATAATAACTTTTATAAAATTTTGTTATGAATCCGGTCTGTAATCGGGAATCTGAGTTTTTGCCGTGAATATATACAACCTCGTCACCAATGTTTAACTTGCTTCCTTTGCAATCAATCATTTGATACTCCTTTCAAAATAAACATAAATTCAAATCAACATCCAGTCCTGGTCTTGCGATCTGCACCAGAACATCATCTTCAGCAACGCCCTATATCTCTTTCTGCATCACTTTCCTCTGTTTAGAATCTAACAGCTTATTAAAAGCAACTAGACAATTCTTGATAAACTGTTTATCATTATTATCAGGGCACATTTCCGCATACTCTCCAAGCTCTATCAGACGATCAGTAGCCTGCTTGGAATATTCATCTGTAAGTTCGGCCGAATAGAAATCTTTTATAGCTTTCCAAAATTCAGTCATAAATTTTTGAATATACGGAATATCCTTTGCTTCTACTTTTATTTTTATCATCTCCTTTGAATATTGTATACAATGTACTGTATACGCTCTATTTAATTTTATTTTATAAATATAATATATTTATATTATTTTAATATAAGTAACCTTTGTTAACCGTAAAGTAACCGTACTAATTCGTGTAAACCATTGATTTTACAGGTAGGTAACCGAGTAACCGAGTAACCCTGACTTTCTCATATAGGGAAACTTTTATACTCAATATGTGCATATAAATACTCAAATATATATATACAGAATCAAAGGTTACCTAGGTTACCCGGTTACCTTTTGGACGAATTGTTTATCAATCAAACACAATATCGTCTGTAATCTCAAAATCATCATTACAATTCACAAAACCTTTTGGAATTTCATCTACAATTTTCAAGAACACACATTTTGTAACAATTCCGTCCAGTTTCTTCGCCTTGGTCGGATAACCTCTGCTGTCGGTTTCTACAAGCCCCTTCTTAACAGCCCATGATAAAAATGCTTTCCGAGAGAATCTTCCAATTTTGCATAAATCATCAAACGCTGCACTATAGATTATTGCAGTCGACGTTTTCTCTACCGGGTCATTGTCAATAATTCCCCACCTTTCTGTTTTTATATCTGGGTTATCATCGAACTTAATTCCGTTCATAGCGATCTTATCAAGCACGAACCAGTAAGCACGTTCGTTTTCAGATACCATTTCTTTCTCTGTCAGAAGATTCTTAGCCGTCTCAATGTCAATGTACTGGCCATCATGGAACAGCTGATCTGTTGCGATTTTATCTGCTGCCAGGATAATGCTCATTGATATGCTTTGCTTCTGCATCTTGTCATCGTCCTGTATAAGCCCCTGATAGTGCTTTTGCAGGGCTTTTATATCATCAATGGACATTTCCTTAACTACATTTACAAAATCGATTCCTGCGTACCCGTAGTTCTTTTTAAGGGTATCTGCGGTAAGCTGTGGATCATCAAATATCTTTTCGGAACACTCAACCTCAATAATTCGGTTAATTGCTCCGCCTTGGCTGACATATCCTGCAAGTGGACGCTCACCATTGGTCAGAACGCAGTTCTGCCAGCGGTTCTCCCGGTTCACTCCCAGTTCCTTGTTGGAGCGGCTCTTTCCTTTTCCTGAGCATAAATCGTATACAATCCCTTCAAAGTTATCCCTAATCTTGGCAGATACCTTGGAAGTATCGTCCAGAATTAGCGGTAAGTTGTTGAGCATATCGGATTTTGCTTCCAGGGCCACATCGGTTGTTTTAAAGTCTCCTATGTACCTAGATTCACCTGGATTCGCCCAGACAGAAGCCCCCAACATAAGCGTTACAGTCTTACCGCCCTCGGTTTCGCCCCATAAGTCCACAAAGAATGGAAGAGCACCGACCAGTTTAATTAGAATGCTTGCAAAACTTGCAGCCAACATGATTTTTGGTTCGATTCTTCCAGTAGCACGAACCTTTTTTACATGTTCATACCACTCTACTCTGCTGCCACCTACACTGATACTTTCGTATAACTGACGAAATCTCATATCGCCATCAAATACGATATCCTTGTCGTAAGGCAAGAAATAGTCCCTAATCCACCCGATTTTGCTGGAGGAATACTGAATATTGATATAATCGTCATTTGCGTTCTCAACATCTGACAGATACCGGACAAGAAACTTCGCATTCTCGGAAGTCACTGAAATACCAAGCGCGGATAAACCAACAATTTTGCTCGCTGACGCAACCATGGTTTTTGGAACAATAACCTCTGACCACTTATTATTCCTCTTATAGATTAGCTTTATCTGTTCTTCTCCAGTCTCCAGATTCTTCATTCGTTCAATCGGAAGAATAGGGTGATAACAAGCTATAATATCCGGTGATCCTGGATTTGTGTTTGATATTCTGATTCCATCATCATCCGCTACCCAGTTAAGGCACTTCATTCTGTCATATTCACAATCGGAGAAATTAGTCCACTGGTCCAGCATCGAAACAGCCTTGCTACTTTTTTCTTTTTCAATCATCTGCTTCTGTACTTTCGTATAAGCCTTCAGCAAATCTTCAAATTTTTTCTTTACGCCAAGCTCCTTGGCTCTGTCCAGAAGAGTCAGTGTAAGACGCGCCTTGTATATCTCGTCTTCCTGGCTGAATATCTCGTCAAACACTTCTTCGTCCAGAATAGAATCCTTCGTGAGCTTGTTTATCATTTCCACTTTTAATCACCTTCTTCCAGTCCTGTTATGAATCCATGATGATATAGCGCAAGTTGCAACCTGTTCCATGCTTCACACCATCCGTCAGATAATGGTTTCACTCTGCCAAGGATAGCTCTGTAGAAATCTATATCCGACAAGCATTCTTGCAGCTCAACCTTTTTCTTCTGTTCTTCCTTCTCTCTCATTTCTTTTTGCTTCTGAGCGTGATATATTGCCATTCTGGACGAAAAATCAGGTTTATGATATGTTCCACCAAGAATCTGAAAAGCTGTCTTAAAATCGCAATTATCCATATTCTGAACGAAAGTAAAAATATCTCCTGACGCGCCACATCCGAAGCAATAGTAGCTGTCTTTGTAAATTTTCAATGAAGCAGTACGGTCATCGGGGTGAAATGGGCAACTGATAAAGCCAGCTCTGTTCGGAATCATTCCGTATCTGACAAGAATATCTCTCATACTGTTCTGTTGCTTAATTGTTTCTTTGTCCATCCGACAGAATCTCCATTATTCGTTTTCCAGTATTTTTTTTGTCACAAAATAGGAATTCAACGCCATATTTTCTCTGCATTGTGCATAGAATTTTGTACAGCGTATCGCCGTGCATAACTTTCTGTTCTTGTTCGATCCAAACACCATTTTTCTTAACCCGCTTCTTCGCCCTGGGATTCTCCCACCAGAGAACGTCATCCAGCTTTTCGATTCCTTTCCCGTGTTCGCATAAGAAGACAAGTTTTATTCCTGCTTCATTTGCCCGGATAATTTCAGATCGGAATCTTTCATGCTGCTGGCATACATTTCCGCATAACTCTGCAAGGTTCTGCTTTCTATCAACTACTAAACGTGGGTTATCATAATTCATGTAATCACCCACATACAGCTTTGACACGAACCATTTTTCTCCTGCCTCGTCAAATGCCTTTTTAATACCATCGATAACTTTCTGATGTTCTCTACTGTCAATTTGTATCATGCAAACGGCATCTCCTCATCAATTCCATCTGGAATACTCATAAATCCGTCCGGGTCGGCTTCTGGATTCGGTGTAGGTGATGCTGTCTGTGCCTGTGAAGAACCTTTGCTTTCGCCGAATTCGATTTCCTCGACAACAATATCTGTTGTATATACCTTCACGCCGTCTTTATTCGTATAGGATCCTGTCTGGATTCTTCCAGATAAATCTGCTTTCATACCTTTTCTGAAATATTTTTCGATAAATTCCGCAGACTTTCCAAATGCAACGCAATTAAGGAAGTCCGCTTTCTGATCAGAACCCTCTTTTGCAAATCTTCTATTGACTGCAACGGAAAATCTTGCGATTGATGTTCCATCATTTGTATATCTGACTTCTGGATCTCTTGTAAATCGTCCTGTAAGAATAACTTTGTTCATTTTTTATTCCTTTCCACTATGCTGCTTATCGTACTCAATCAACATTTTGAGGCATTTTTGCCCTTTTTCTTTTGTGAGTCCTTTTACATCGTCTACCTTGAAACGAGTTTTAATCTGTTCAAACAAGTTAGAACTCGGATATTTGTCAATGATGTTCTGGATGCTCATTACATTTTCTGAAGTAATCATCTCAACAGGTTCTTTTGATTCTGGCTTTTTAGATGCTGTTTTCCCACTACTACCTGTATTAGTAGAATCACTGTCTTTGTTGTCATCAATGCAGAACAAACCATTCAGTGCGTACTTTCTTGCATAAGATGACGCTGCGCCTGTAACCTGGGAAGAATCCATGCCTTTTTTTGACTCTTCTTCCCTTGCATAAGCAACTGTTACGATTTCAGAAGAAGAATCCTCTGCATCTTTTAAATGTGTTTCTGCTCTTACATAGACTCTGTCTCCGACCACTTCCATTTGATCAGTGATACATAATACTGTCTTTGTTTCTGCCAGAAGCGGCTTTACTGCTTCAAGAATGTCCTCACAACTTCTGTATTTGTATTTCCCGAAGGAATTGTACTGTCCTTTGGGAGCTTTCAGCTTTGACTGAATAACTCCTAATTTTTCATAGATATTCAATTTCAATCCCCCTTGTCATAGACCACGCACTTACTGGCTTCTACAATCAGCAAACTTGCAATATCTTTCATTGATAAGGTTGATTCGTTATAGATTTCGACCAGTGTGTTATATGCTTCTGGAGTAATCTTCACAACCGGATTCTCCTTTTCACTGATTGCTTTCTTCTTTTTTAGCCGGAATACGGATTTCAAACTTTCCCATTGTTATCCTCCTTATATGTTTTCTGAGCCGCTAAAAGCCCATTTAAAGCCTGTACATAGCTCGCCAATGTTCTTGCCTTATATGATTCTTCAATCGGATTATCCGGCACTGTAGCAAGCTGTATGTCGATTAATCTCAATACTTCTTGAATGCGTTCGTCCATACTTACACCGCCTTAAAGAAACAATAAAGGTTATCTGATGCATCTCCGAACTTCTCTCCGTCAATATCTTCGGCTTTGTGGTATTCGATATGGTCCAGTGACATATCGCAGTTTTCATAATCCAATATGTGATCCCCTCTGGACTGAAGCTCTCTGAGAAGTTCATTGATACATCCTGCTATCTCCAGACTGGGAAGAAGTTTCATAATTGCTATCTGTTTACTCATTTGGACACTTCCCATCTATCAGAAGTTCCAGCAAGAATGATTTGATTTTATTAAGCTTTTCACGGCTTTCTTTCTCGTAAAATGGATTAAAAGATACGTTTTGGTACAAATCCCATTTAAATTTGTCTTTGGGAAGGCAAACATCTTCCTTCCTTTTGAGCCCAAATACGCTCATACCATAAATTGAATAGTTGAATGTGGCACTTGCTGTCGGAACTTCATTAGCAACTCTTTTACAGAGTTCGTAAATTTCGTCAATTTCTTTCTCGAACATTTCTTTATCCTCCTTATTTCCTACTGCCAGTCTGCTTTCATCTGGCGCACCGCCCATGCTGCCGAGATGCCAAAAAAGATGTTCAGCCAAATAGGTATGTCCACATATTTCCCGGCAAGCATACAAACAGCAATCAGCATATACTCTTTCATTTCATCTCTCCCATAATCCACGCCAGATTGCTTGCTACCAGTGCGGCAGTTGCGACCAACCATGCAATAAACCATTTTCTTGCTTTTTTTCTACTTTCTTCGACAATTTCTGTCGCAAGAATGAACTCAAGTTCGTCCCATGTCGGAACATTTTCACATTTATTTGTGCTATTTCTGCTCATATCGTACTAATTTCTCCTTTTTTGGTATTTACAATTAGCAGATACGAAGTTATAATTAACCTGTACCTACTAAGCGTAGATTAGTAAGTGCAACGCTCCGGTTGGTGGGGCTTCACCGCCGGGGCACTATCACTTTAATGCTTCTTTCCCTCTCCAGACATATCCTGTTTCTTCCCAGAGCTTTCTTGGAGAGATAACAAATTCTATTCTTCCAGAACCTTTTCTGTCGTGAATCACTTTGTTCCCACGATACGCCGTGCCGATAGGCAGCCATCCATAGATGATTCCTGCTCTGACAGATGGTGTAGGAATGCCTGTCATTTTACTCACATCTGATACTGTCAGACGCTCGTTTGAGAACTCCGGCATCTGCGGAATACCAGATATGATTCTTGCCACTTCTGCGGCAAACTGGTGAACCTGTGCATTCTGCTCTACGTAATTATCAACTGCACTCATATAAACCTCTTTTCTAACTGATACTCATTTGAGCGTTACAGTCACGTATCATCATTACTGTATTAGTGCATGGGTGCCAATTTCTGACATATTCCATAGATTCTTCAAATCTCAGCTTAGGGATGTTATTACGGGCGTTTACTGCGAAGTAAGTCTTTATATCCCTGTTGCATTCAGCAAATACTTTCTTGCCAATTTCCTTGTAAGCATTTGACTCTTTTCCACCAAGGTGAGCAATTACGACACTTGACACTAAGTCTCTAATAGATTCCTGCTGTGCGTAGTCAATAGTCATGGTATTTTCAAGTCTGTTAAGCCGCTCTTCGTGATCTAAGAACCCTGTCGCAATAACCTGTATCTGTTCAACTGTCGTCAGTGGCTTCTGATATGAGCCTGTCTTTCTGATCGTCGGAAGAACTTCATCCATAACCCATGATTCGAATTTCTCTGCCGATGGAAGTTTCGATTTCATAATCAATCGGTACAAATCTCCCTCATTTATGTATGACATTGACTGAATGCCACTAGATGTAGGGGTGTCACGTTTCGTTACTCCCTTACAATGGTCAAGAATGGCTTTCCTCGGATTACTGTATCCAAGTGCTTTCGCAACATCTGTTCCAACAAAATACGGTTTCCCGTCAATTTCTATTGTTCGAATTTCTCCGAACTCCCCTGAATTAAAAATCTGTAATTCGTTCATAAGTCTCCTTTCTTGTGATATACTCCCAGTGGACGGGAGGTGATATTGTGTATCTCAATAAAGAACAATTTAATTTCTTGAAATATCTTTCAAGCAAAGAAAAAATTGAATATTCTTCTCTTTCGGAAAATGAAATCAAAATTTCCAGTTTTCTTGAAGAAGAAAAATTGATTTCTGTTAATAGAGAATCTTTTCCTAGAATCAATCAAGACGGTCAGGTCAGATATGTAAAAGGAAAAACTCTCTCCATTACGATTTCCGAACAGGGAAAATCTTATATTGCTGAAAGAAAACATGAATTTAAAAAGTTGTTATTGAAAGATGTGGCTATTCCGATTATTGTTTCGATTCTTACCACCCTAGCACTAAACGGATTAAAACTGTTGCCACACTTGCTACAATTGCTGGAATCACATATTCCATAATCGGATGGCGTTTCATGTTTTTACTCCTTTCGTTCTGGAATCTTCGGTTCAAGAAACTTGTCAGTCCCAACAGATAATGCCCCACAGATTAATTCGTATTCATCGAAATCTAATCTACGATTTCCGTTAAGAGAAAGATTAAGTTTCTGAACAGGAATGCCAGTTTTGTTGGCGACGAATGTCTGCGTTATGCCGTTGTTTTCAAGGTATGACTTAATTTTCTTACCAACACACATTTTCAATTCTCCTTTCCGTTTAAGTTTCGTTCCTATCGAACAATTACAGTATAACTTCGAAATGTTCGAATGTCAAGAATAAATTTCGAGAAAATCGAAATTATTTTATTGACAGTTCGAAATTTCTATATTATTATTAATCATGAAAGGAGGAAACCGATAATGACATTTGGCGAGAAAATCAAGCAAGCCAGAACAGCAAAGAAATTAACTCAGAAACAACTCGCAGAAAAAATCAACGCAAAACACAATTCAATTAGTGACTGGGAAAAAGATAAGTGCAAGCCAGATATGGACACTATCGAACTTCTATGCGGCGCTCTGGAAGTAACACCGACATACCTCATGGGTTCTAAAAGCGATGACGATTATGCAACCATAATTGGAAATCTTATGTCAGAACCTGACGTCTTAGACTTTATCGAGGAATATAAAGCACTCGATAAAGAAGATAAGAAAGCAATAAAACAAATAGTTTCATCGTTAAACAAAAAGAGCAAGGGTTAATCCCCTTGCTTCTTTGATTTTAGATATTTGATAAGAATCGTATAGACAAATTTTAACTTGCCCTCATTATCACATTTTTCTATCATTTCAATAATCTCTTTCTTATAATCCATAAATAACCCTCCCTGTCGTAACTACCGCCTACACTACAGTATATGTCCGGATGTGGGAAATAGAACCGAACATTAGTTCTCTTTTGCTATTATACCACCGATATTTCCCCTTGGCAACTGCCAATGATATACATGAACTCTCACTATTTTATAGAAAAAAACATTTCTTTTTCATCTAAATCACTCTATTTCGTTCTAAATCTTTACAACATGTTCTTAAAATGATAGAATAAAAATACCACGAATAACCATACTTTACATAATATTGCAAAATCAGCGGTACAAAATACATAATCCGCATAAAAAGTGCGAAACGTGGTGAAAACATATCGGGAGGGTGTTTATCATGAATGAAAAGAAAAAATATTGTAAGCACTGCGGAGAACTTATCGACGACGACTGCGTAGTGTGTCCTAAGTGCGGAAAGCAAGTAGAGCAGTTGACTTCTAACAACAGAGACATCGTCATTAACAATTCTGCGTCTTCCTCTGCGTCCTCAGCGGCAAGTTCAGGTACGCCATATATAAGACGGAAAATGCCATGGTATTTAAGTTGGTTTTGGATTTTCATTTTAGGAATCTTCACTGGTGGAATTTATTGGATTGTAGGAATTGTAATGAGAGTCAATTGGAAATCGCATAATTAATAAAAACCACCCCGGCATTAGCGTACCGAGGTGGCGTTTATACATCTCCGAAGAAATGTAATATTCTGGCAAAACATATTGTATCATCTTCGGAGCAGTCGGGCAAGTCAGAAAGTTTGTTCGGCTGTTATTTTTATACCTAAATACAGCTACAGAAAGAGGGAATAAAAATGGCGAAGAAAAGAAAGAAATACCCGAAGCTCCCGAACAGTTTCGGAACAATACGGTACCTGGGCGGCAACCGCAGGAATCCATTTGCGGTCCATCCTCCGGCAGTACTGGATGAAAAGACCGGAAAGCCCGTCCGACCGCCTGCAATCTGCTATGTAGACGACTGGATTAAAGGATTTACTGTACTGACCGCATATAAGGCAGGAACATATCAGCCAGGGATGGAACGAGAACTTGAGATATCACCTACAACGGACGTAGATACCCTTGTTACTCGTTTGATTGCTGACTACAATACAATCAAGAGTGTCGAGAATAAACACCCAGAAATCAAGAAATTGACGTTTTCAGAGGTATATAAGAAGTTTTACGCATGGAAATTTCCAGAGGGTTCAAAACTTTCTTATAGTTCAAAGATAGCTTACCAGACCGCTTATTCAAATTGCACTGCTTTGTATAACCGTATATTTGAGGATTTAAAAGCGCCTGATCTGCAAAAGGTAATTGATGACTGCCCGTTAAAACGTCAGAGCCTTATGGCAATTCTTACGCTGTTCAAGCAGATGTATAAATATGCTGTTTACTCAGAAATTGTAACAGAAAACAAGGCTTTGTATGTAAAAGTCAACGTGGATGACGACACTGAACATGGAACGCCATTTTCTGACAATGAGCTAAAAATTCTCTGGAAGAATTCTGCTGATCCGGAAGTGCAGCTTATATTAATCATGTGTTATTCTGGCTGGAGAATCGGTGAAGCGCTTAAGTTGACGACTAACTTGGAAGAGAGATACTTTCAGGGTGGTATCAAGACTAAGGCAGGAAAGGACCGCGTAGTGCCAATTCATTCGGCGGTATACGAATTTGCTAAGCAAAAGGTTCTTACTCAAGGTGGGAAGCTCTGTGTATATACTCAGCAGCACCACCGTAATGCTCTGTTCTATCCTACGCTTGAACGTCTTGGAATTGTTGGCGATCCGAAACACACGCCACACGACTGCCGCCATACTTTTTCCATGTTATGTGAAAAATACGGCGTCCGGGAGAACGACCGGAAGCGAATGCTGGGTCACTCTTTTGGTGGAGATGTTACAAACGCGGTATATGGACACAGGACGCTAGAAGAACTCCGAACAGAGATTGAAAAGATAAAAGTCCCATTTGTGACTAACTGTGACTAACGGAATCTTATTTTATCAATTTTATTCATCACAATTCAGAACATAAAAACGCGTGAAACCCTTGTAAAATTAACATTCTCAGCGATTTTACAAGGAATTCACTCATTTCATTTTCATTATTCTAATTGTATTCAATTAGGGCATTAATTAGAACTATGTAAATGTCAGAAAGTCCTTTAAATACAGTACTTTAGAGGATATTTAATTAGGAAATGTTTTTTCTTATTTGTGACCAACGTGTGTCCAACGAACTAATAGGATTTACAAAACGAAATGATACAATATGTTATAAGAAGCATGATTCCCGGGGTGCTATCCCCGGGAGTTTTTATTTATGAATTTCTGAAATTCTGGTGAATGTTCCTTTTGGGACAAATTCAAAAACAAACCCTTCTGTCGGATGCGGGATGCGGATGAAGTACCATTTCAGCCCAGAACTGTCAGTTTCTGTGTACTTCATTACCTCTACAACTGCACCTTTTTTTAGTTTTGGAAACAGTTTAGATGGGCTATTTTTGTTTGATTTTGTATAACATTTTGTGTCTTTTTTAATCTGCGCAATGTAGGCTCTGGTGTTCTGTTTTTTGACTGTATCTGAGTCTGAAACTGGCGTTGTATCTTTGACTAAACTGTAGTTTGGAGTGCAGAATTTTGTTCCAGGCATCTGGCTGTTAAGATAGCTCTTTGCACAGACACCGCCGCCATTTGCGATTATACCGGATGCGCCGGAAGTGTTTCCTTCAATGGTATAGAACATGTCTCCAATCACGGCTGTTACTATACCGGTATGAGTAAATGTTCCGTTACGGTAAAAGATTACGATATCACCAATCTTTGGATTAGCATTCTTTGTAAACAGATTGCCAAGTGTCGGACAGTATACATAAGGCCAGTGTTTTAAGAGTTCCTTTGCTTTCTCCTGTCCAAAAGCTTTCATGAAGCACCAACTCACAAAGCCGGCACACCATGGCTGTCCTTGATAAGATGGCTTTACATCTCTCCAATATTTTGTATAGTTATTGGAACCTGCATTTGCTGTCTTGCTGTCAAGCTGGCTATTGCTTGCTTTTTCAAGATATCCAACTTCATTCTTTGCGATCTGGATTAATTTGTCAATTGCGTTCATGCCTGTTTCCTCACTTTCTGGAAAATGTGTTTTTAGTGCATTATAAACAAATTTCTGTCTGTCCTTATATGCCCCGACTTGGTTCCCTGTGTCGGTCTGACAGGCTGCATAGAGATTATCGAGTGTATATGGTTTCTGAGTCTTTGCCAGAATCCTCGTTACTGCTCCCTGTCCACCTTGGTGTCTAAAGTTCACGCACATAGCTTGCGCTCTAGCATCCGTAACGCCCTGTTTAAGGGCTTCATCTGCATAGGCGGCTAATTGTTCATCCATAAGGCTATCTTGGCATTTAACGCCAATTTCGGACGAAATAAGGGCAATTATGGTATCAGCAAGCTGTGATACTCTGGAAATATTAAAACATTCCCAATTTGCGGTCTGAACTTGTTCCAGAAGTCTGACCTTGTCTATTTTCTCCCACTGTTCCGGGTCAGCATCGTAAATCCGCTCCAGAAGCGTCTTGGCTTCGGTTGCATACCACGCTCCTGCTCCAATCGTGATTGCGTGTTCATCTGAATTATTCTCATAGGCTTCCGTGAAGTCCGAATAATCCTGCTGTCCGTAAACCTGTCCGCCGGTTTCTACTGCATAAATAATCTTTCTCAGGACGTTCTTTTGTTCAGTTGTCATGTTGCCCGCTCCTTTCACAAAGATTCTTACCTAATTCTGATTATAGCATTTAGCGTTAAGGCATCTCTGTACCAATTTAAAAATCCGACAGGTGATTGCCTGCCGGATAAGGCTAAATAACATATTTGTGATGATTGTATCTGATCGACTCTTGATTAACCTTTGCACTGTTCCTTATAAATAGGTAGAGATTTTACGAAAGTTTTCCATTTTTTAATGAACTAAATGGGAAGAGGAAAACTCATGATAATAAGATTTTTCTCCATCGTCTTATTTTAGAAGCCCATATATTACAGTACCAGAAACCATCCTGAATTCTTGGTGAAAAAAGCAATAAGATTCCATAAGCAACACCACCATTGTTGGTAAAATCTTGCGCTATTAATACGGAATAATAATCTCCTAGTAAATCATTCATTTTATTTCCATCGCTATCGGTCAACAATGCTTCATTAATTTTGTTAAACTTATATATTCCAGGAAATTTCAATTGTTCCAAGGATGATAATATTCCTGTTGTAATATTTAAATATATCCATTTCGATGCAAATAAGCTCTTACTATTTAATTCGTTAATCGCTCCCAGAATTGTTTTGTCGTTCGTCTGAAGCTTCTCGAATACTTTGTCAGCAATTTTTCCAAGTACCCAGTCTGAAAGAGTAGACAGTGAAAGGCGTTTATTTGCCTTTCCTGCTGTATCAAGTACCATTACTTCATCATTATCAGCTACTGTAGTTTTTGTAGTGTAATCTGTCCACTTTGGCATACCTTAAATCTCCTTTTCTAATTTTTCAATTCTTCCAATAAGATTATTAATAGTTTCCTGCTGTGAATCTAGCTGCTGTTTCTGCAGTCGTACCAACTCGAACACTGCTGGAAGGAGTTTTTTCGGATCCCAGTCCTCAACTTGTCCTTTTTCATTGTATTTGACAGCATCAGGAAAATACTTTTCCACAAGTTCTGCGTAAAATCCGGGTATCTTGCGCTTATTATCAGGGTCGTTTTCCATCAAATAGCCTTCTTTGTATTCGAAGAATACTGGTCGTAAATCATAAAGATTTTTTACATCTGATCCTTCCATGAAAGACAAATGTTTTTTGTATCGTTTTGATGAAGAAGCCTTTTTAAATACAAAACCGCCGCCTGTCATTGATAATGAGGTTAATACTAAATCAGTACCTGATCCAGTACCAATGTTTTTCATTTGCACGCTTTTATTTAGGCGACTTACTCCGGCTACGATTAAATCTCCTCGAATAGATGCATCAGCTAAATCTGTGCCAGTACCTTCACTGTAAAAATGGCCGTTATTTCTTGCTTCGATATGACTATTAGATTTAATAATTCCGTCCGCTTCAATGGTCTTTGTTGCGCTAATATCACCAGCCGAAACACTGCCCGCCGAAACACTGGTATTAACCGAGACTGAGCTTGCGTGTAGGGTTCCTGTATAAAGATTGATTCCTCTAATTCGTGTTCCATACAGTGTACCATATCCTGGTACATACACCCCTGTATTCGTTTTCGAATAAATCTCTCCGGTCGAAGCGTCCAGTGTTACTTCTCCATACGTGCCATTTTTTGCCGAAAGTTTTTTATATCCGACTTCCCATCCCGCTAGCTCGCCAGTGTCAATGTACGAGGCATTCAGATACACCTTGTTGTTATAAAGATATAGCCCCTGTGTTTCCCCGTTGTTGGTTAATTTATTAAAAATATCCAACTGGGTCATATCACTGGCATCTTTTCCGTCCTGTCCGTCTTTACCTTTTTCTCCATATACGCCAATCACGTGAGGAAGTGTTGTTGTCTTAGACCCGTTTGTAAAGAAAGTCTCCTCATAGTTCCATAAGTACCGCTTGTCCGGTGTTGGAGTCTGTACAGCTTCTGTCCATCCAGAACTGCTTGTTGATACGCCAGACGAACTGGACGTAGCGAGATAATGCTGTACAATCTTCGAGATTCCATTTCCGGTATCACCTTGCTTTTGCTTCACAACTACAAATTCTTTCTTTGCGGTCATCCCATTGTAAGTTGCAGTTGCTGTGATTGTGCCACTGTCCACGGACAGTCCAGAGACCGTGTACGTTGCCCCTGACGCAGAACCACTTATTCCGTTTTCCGCAGAGAATGAAATGTTTGACTGCGCGGTTACGTTTTCAACGCCATACAGTACAGTTACCGTAGTTTTGCATGTCGGAAATGTAGTATATTTGCCAGATGAATCTGTTGGGATTCCCTGGAATTCATTTGATAACAGCACACTCAACGTTGCATATTTTGTCGCGATTTCAGTCGCGGTATTAGACGCTGTATCTTTTGCTATTTCGGATACAGCTTTTCCTTTTAACGAAAACTCTGTCGCGGCAATGTGCACCTTTCCGCTATCATCAATATGGAGAGTGATTTGGTTATCGCTGTCAATAACCTTAATACCTTTAGCGTTTATAAATTTTCCTGCAAGGACACCAGCAAGGATATAATTTGCATTAATATACAGCTTCTTGTCCTTGATATATATGCCTTGCTCTTCACCGCCATTAGTAAGCTTATTAAATACTTCATCCTGTCCAAGACTTGTGTCATACTCTTTGACTGCATTATCAATATCGGTTTTGTCCACATATTTAAAATCAATCCAGTCAGTATCGGTAAATGCACCATCCGACCGGCTTCTAACCGCTGTTTTGATAGAAGCTTCGCCATCTGCTTTTGATGTGACCCAGAAATCTCCCTCATTATATGGTGGTTTAGGTTGTTCAAAATAAACTGCCGCTTTCCCATCAATCTTATCAAACAGATAGTCTGGTACTTCCTGTTCTACCCATTTATTTCCGTCCCAACGCCAACGCGTGTTATTGGCGGTATTCTGCCAAAGGTCTCCTTTGTGGATATATTTACCTTTTTCCCAAACAATTAAAATCTCATTTCCGCCTACGTCCAGAATGGAATTGCCATCAACATCTGTCCACGGAATCTCTTCTGTTTCTATCCATTCAAGCGCCGGGTCTGTATCCTGGCTCCAGGTCTGAATCTTACCATCAAGTTGCTCTTGGAGGCTTTCAATCGTATCGGCAAAAACGCCTTTGATAAAGGCTGTAACTGCTGAATCATCTGTATACTTAGATGCTCTCACCCAGTCATCGGCGTCATAGCTTGCGCCCTCTGCCTTTGCCTTTTGACACTTAAGAATGTCCCCTGTCTTTCCCTGAACCCATAAATCGTCAATATCGTAAGGCGGCACCGGCTCTGCTCCGAAAATTCTTTTCTTTGAATTTGCCGTGTTTTGTGCCTGTGCCGCATCAGCCAGAGCTTTAACCACCGCAGTATCTTTTACATAGTCCCACTTGTATTCGCCATTAATCTTTGCATATCTGTAAGCCTGTCCACCATATTCTTCGTTGTTTACGATATAAAACAAGTCACCTAAGTGTTTCTCTTTGGTTGTATCATCTGCCCAAGTGGATGCCGGTTCATTGTTACCATCAGGAACATAGTCTCCAAAGAATGCTTCTATCTGCCCGTCAATCTGCTCCTGAAGAACCTTAATCTGTGGAGAATATACCTCTGTAATAAATTTCTCAACCTCGGCATTTGCCACGTTCTCAGGCGTTTTTCCTTTGATCGTGAGTTCTGTAGCATTAAGATTGACGGCCCCTGTCTCTGCATCAATGCGGAACGTAATGTTGCCGTCATTGTCTTTTGCTGTGAATCCTCTTGTATTGATCCAATCCGACTGTATACCGATAGCATACAGAATGTTCAGCACTGCATCACCGTTGCTGTCAAATCCAGCTTTCCAAGTCCGGCCTCCGTCTACTGACAAGAAGAATCCATCAACACCCGTCTTGTAGATTACTTTAGAATCAGCAAGCGTAGGCTTGTCGTGACGATATGATACCGAAGACCCGTCTGGCTGAATTTCCTCAGTAAAATAAAATCCAAGTGTATTTGCAGCTAATTCATTCATCTGCTTTAATTTTGCATCATAGGCAGTAATCTTTTTCTCGGAATCTTTCTTTATGTTGTCGACCTCGACCTGCATGCTGTCTGGATAGTCAGCATCGATGTCTTCCATGCTCTTTGCATTACAAGAGAAGCTTGTACTGCCAGAGAATGCGAAGTCTACATCTGTAAGATATGAATAGTAAATATTGCCTTTAATGTCGGAAAATGTAATTCTATCTCCAAATGTGGCGTATCCGATTGCTATGCTGTCACAAGAGAATGGTCTTAATCTCATACCGACAAGTTCTTTTCCGATCAGGTCAACACCCGTCTGTTCATTGCCACTCAGAAGCTTGTTGTCAATCGTGATGACATATCCGTCTGTACCGTACTTATATTCTGTTTCATTATTCACATATTTGACCCCGGTGACAACTACATCATCAACATCATAAGTAAGGTTATTGATAAAATTTGGCTTAAATCCTTTTCGCTCGAGAATTGTCTCAATCTCGTTACTATCAATGTCAAGAATAGTGTTTCCGTTAATGTCGCACCATGGAACTGTTTCTAAGGTAATAGTGTCTGCACCATCGTCAAAAGTGATGATTCGCAAATTATCATTCTCGTCAATGCGAGCGTTGCCGCCTGCCAGAGCTGCAACCATACCGATTACTGCTCTAAAAGTGGTGTTCTCGGGCTTCTTCTGTACTTGATAGTCTGCATTTTTAAATACTGCATCACCCAGCACAATCCCGGTCTGCTGACAGGCATCTTCTAAAACCTCTCTGGCAGAGCATGGAAAAATAAGATTTGTGTTGTAATCCGTCTCTGCCTTGCTCATATAATCCAGCAAAGTAAGATTGATCTCATCGGACGTGGCGGGTTTTTTTGATACAATGAATGTGCCGCGGCGAATGGTTTCCAATCTATCAGACAGTTGCAAATTTAAAAATAGGGTGAACTGTGCCCCGGCAAAGTTGTAGTCAGAGAACCTATCATCATCATTGACCAGCGCCAATGTTGCTGTTTTTTCAATGGCTACACCTATCGGGAAGTCCCCGGAATCAGAAGAATCTACAATACCGTTTCCGTCAAGGTAGAAATCTTCTTTTCCCAGGCTTAAAATTGTCCCATCACGCAGCACCGCATTCGCCGTAACATAATAGTTGCTATTTAAGAGAGATTCTGTCTTTAACTGATTTGTAACATTAATCATACCGGTCGAATGCTCCTTACATTAATAGTTAATCCTGTCCATCGTTCCTCATTATCCTTGAGTGTTTGTGCTTCCATGTTGAAATTAGATGCATAGAACGTCTTGTCAATCCATTCGCCGGGGGTTCGAGGATCTTTGTGATGAAATGTGAACTGACTTTTGTTAATCATAGAGTTAAGAATCGTTGCAATCTCTCCCCATTTAAGTTCACCCCATTCCATGTCATACCCAGCAATGGTTCCCATCGGAGTGTTGTGCATAACAAGATCCTGGCTTCTCTTAGAACTTTCCGTTGATGTAGTTGCGAACACCGGCTTGTATGTGTCAGGGGCCTTTATAGTGACCCCGTCAATTTTAAACTGCTCCTGTGCCATTTACACACCTCCTAACAAGAATGGATTCTGACCGCCGTTTCTGCGTCTCCTAAGTTCCGCTTCATCAATGATAATGTCTAATAGTTTTCTGCCAGATGCATTGACTGTAACATTGTAAGTGTTTCCATTTCTCTGTCCTTTCCCTGACTCTTCCCGGACGATCTGACGCAACAGGCTTTCCGGCGCTTCTAGGTTATTTCCTTTCTTTTGATCTCCTAATACTGCAAGAAATTCACTTCGCGGTGGAATAACTGCACCACTGGCCAGATACGGGATAGTTCCGATACGTGGAAATGTTGCATGAAATCCGATTCTCTTTGTTCCGAATGGTGTAGGTACTTCCCACGGTCCGAAAGAAAACGCGGATTCGATTCCACCAATTGCATTATTAATCATCCCAACTGCATTATTAACAATGCTGATTGCCTGATTAATCGGAGCTTTAATAAAATTCACGATACCTTCAAACGCTGATTTGACTGCATCTCTGGCGGCATTAAACTTATTAGTGATAGCATTTTTTATCGCTTCTACTTTATCGGAAACAAATGTAGTTACGCTTTCCCATACTTGGGATGTTTTGTTTTTTACACTATCCCACACACCTGTAACTTTATTTTTGATTGCGTTAAATACTGTATTCGCGGTGGCTTTAAGAGCACTCCATAAATTAGAAAGCGTTTTTTTAATGGCATTCCAGACTGTTGAAGTCGCTGTCTTGATTGCGTTCCAGGCAGTACTAATGACGGTTTTTATTATTTTAAGTGCGCCTTTCGTCACGGTTTTAATTACGTCCCATGTGCCAGTTATAATATCCTTAATAAGGTTCCATATTCCATCCGCAATCTCTTTTATTCCCTGCCAAGCCAGTTCCCAGTTTCCCGTAAAAACGCCTACAAGGAAATCAATGATTCCGCTCAGAGTGTCTGCTACATCACCAATAATTTTAATTAATGATTTTATGACTTTGATTGCCACAGTGCCTACAACGTCAATTATTTCTGCCACAACTGGAAGTAAATTCGAGATTATCCAGTTAATTAAAGGCACTAACACCGACTCCCACAGAAGCTTCAGAGAATCAATGAGTTTTCCGAGGAATGTTTCTATCTTTAAAATCGCGTCCCCTAATGGTCCCTCTAACAGCCCTTTGATTTGTTCCGCCAGTCCTTGTAGCACTGGAAGAATGTATGTGTTATATCCAGTTATTAGAGTTTCAAGTATACTTGATAGTCCGTCTGCTATAGAATCAAAGAACGGTTTTACATGTTCATCGTATAACCTCGATATTGCATCACTAAGGTTTTGAACAACTGTTAAGACCCCGCTTGTTACAGTTTCTATTACTCCTAGGCTGCCCTCGATTGCTGACTTTAAAATGTCCTTGTTGTCGATAAAAGGCTGTGCAATCATGTTAAGGATATCTCTGCCAAGTTTTGCAGCCGTTTCTGTAAGAACCATTCCGATTTCAGCAAAGATTCCTATTAAATCTGCTGTGATCTGCTGTGCGGTTTCTCCGCCGAAAACCGAGAAAACATCTGCGAAAGCAACTGCAAGATTTCCTGCGATTTGTGAAATTTCAGCACCGATGTTGAACATATCTATCAGATAGTTCTTTATTCTTTGCGCGTTCTGCTTTAGAAACTTCTCGATTCCGCCTATAATGTTTTGCGCAATTGTCAATCCGATTCTGGCAAATGAGCCAGCAACTTGTCCAATTGCATATGCAAATGAATCGAAAAAATTATTTGCTGCTTTAGTAACTTCTGAATCAGTGAAGATATCCTTTAAAGATTTCCATATGGAATCGAGATCTTTCTTTATTCCGTCAAAAATTGGCTCGTAATCTCCCAATCCATCCCAGAATCCTTTTGCGATTAACTTGGCCAGCTGTTTAAATCTGTCGATTATCTTTTTTAGCGGTTTTGACATTTTATCAAGAACTGTCTCACCCTCTGCCAACTTTCCGTAATCAACATTTTGTACAGCATCTTTCATCTGATCCGCAAGTCCGCCGGTTGCACCCGGTACTTTTGACGATGAATCTGCGCTTTTATCCGTTGAGTAATTATTTATTTCGTCGAGGGGACTAAGATATCCCTTTGCTGCCTTAGTGGCTTTCTTAGTTGCGTCCGCTGTATCATTTGTTGCATCTGCCAGCTTTTCAGCATTATCGGCAGCTTCTCCGTATTGATCGGCTGTGTCGGCTATTGCATCCGTTCCGGCAAGGCCTGCGCCACTCGCGCCTGTTTGTCCAGAAGACTTCTTTCCGGTAATCAATTCCGTAAATGACTTGAAGGCATTTGCCAGAGTTGCCAATTTACCAAGCAGGATATTAATTACTTTCAGAACAGGCGTGAAAATATTAATCAATCCCTGTCCAACTGTCGCCTTGAGAGATTGTAGCTGTAACTGCATCACTCGCACCTGGTTCGCCCATGAGTCAGATGTTCGGATGAAATCGCCAGATGCAGCTGACAACTGTTTCTGCACAAAAGCCAGACGGAGAGCTACTTTCTCCTGTTCGGTCATGGCGGATGTTGTTTTACCATATCCGTTCGCCAGTGCGTACTGGTCTAGTGCACTTTGTGTCATAACGACCCTTTATACCCTCGGTTTCCCGATATTTATTAGGGGAGTAGACTATCTCTTCATCCAAATAGGATGCATGGCACTTCGGAATAGGGAATTTCACCTTAAACCTACTTCCTCGCGGAATAGTCGTTACACTTTCATCAAAAAAGAGCCTCTTAACGAGACTCTCCGATGCTTAGCACGGTATTACCATGATTATTTAAATTTCCATTTGAATCCATATGCAGTACGATGCCTATAAACATTGTTGCATACTTTAGATATTAGACCTTGATCGTATCCTGTCTCTCTGCAAAGGAAGTTCATTCCTTCCCATTCTTTGATTACATTTCCGTCTAAATCACATTGTAAAACTGCTCTTTGCTGAGTTTTCCTAAGCCGTTCTACTCTCGTTCCATAAGCATTGTTTTCCTGAACGGTACACCATTCAAGATTTTCAACGCAATTATTCTGTTTGTTTTCGTCAATGTGATTAATAGAATTGCAACCGTCCGGCTTTTTAAGAAAAGCATTTGCAACCAATTTATGAATTGTAATTGTTTTCTTTTTGCCGTCTTTATGCAAAGAGACTATTGGATAGCCGTAAGTATCAAGCGCAGGAGAATAAATTTTCTCTGGTACTTTTCTTGTATACCATCTTGCTTTACATCTACGCTCAAGGCTTTTTATTCTTCCCAGATTACTTACTTGATACAGACCCTCATAGCCTTTAATATCTTTCCAAATTTCTTCACTCATGGAAATCACCTCCTATAAATATTATATCATATAGGCGTCATAACCACAAGTTTTTTAAATAATTTTAGGCTTTTACCGTTAGCATTGCTCATAAAGCAACACACCGAAGATTTCTTCGTTCACCATGTTATTCAATACACATTGCTGTGTAAGGGAGCTAATTGTTAACCCAAGTCTTTAAGTGTTTCCGTTTCTCCTGTAAAAACTGACTTCAGTTTTATATAAGCCAAGTCCTGACTAATGTTGTAAAATGATGCCACATCACCAGTTAGCTGTGTCAGAGCCGTTGACATATCGTAAGCCTGTGCTTCAGAGAAACCGAACGACTTAGACATTGCTCCGAACGTACCGACATACCGTTTAGTCATAGTTTCTGACAAACCGGCAGTTGTCATTGCGTTCTTCGCAAATTCATTAACCTTATCAGACATGGTAGTAAATGTAACATCGACCACGTTCTGAACTTCTGCGAGGTCAGAGCCAAGTTCCACACACTCTTTTCCGAACTGTACCAACTTGCCAACCGCAAAAGCCCCACCAATCAGCAGACCGATTTTTTTTACGGCACTTCCAAGGCCGTTAAATGACTTTTTTATTTCAGACACGCCGTTCTGTACGCCAGACGTGTCCATTCTGGTATCAATAATGACTGAGCCATCAGCAGCCATGTGTCCACCTCCTAACTATTTGAGGTTAAGCATCTCGTTAAGCTTATCTTTATAAGCCTGTTCCTCTTCAGAGAGACGCGTTTTTATATCAATAAGATTCTTGTTATCATGGTAGAATTTCTTTTCCCATTTATCTAATCTTTCGCCAAAAGCTTTTTTTGATCGAATCCCGATAACTGTATTAAGCAAGCATTCTCCTGTTTCCATAAAATATGAAAAAAATGTCCACCAATGCATATAAGGTACCGCTCTAACTTCGCTATGAATTACCTTGTTTACCGCCGGAATAATCATTTCCCCGTCTTGTTCCCAGTCAATTAAACGGGGCTTAGGCTTGTTCGGATTCTCGTCTTTTTGCCCGCAGTCGATAAATTCACAAGCTTTTTTACAAGCTTCTTCCAAATGTTCTGGTGGAATATCCTGCCAATTCTCATAGAGAATTTTCAACATCACTTCCACTTTTCCATATTCGTTTAGGTTCGGGTCGTTCTGTGCAATCAGAATATCAATAATCGCACGAAAATCTGTTCTGATAGAAAAATCCACCCCACTGATTTTTAGTGAGGTGGGTAACTCATAGGCGGTCATTTTGTGTATTTCTCCGTATACTTATCAACAGTAGCCTGCATTTTTTCCTTTCTTTTTTCGATTTCCGGTGCAATTGCTTCTGAAATCTTATCAAGTACAATATAGGCGAACACTTGACCATTTCCAAAAACAGTTGTTGCGGTAATTGGTTCTTTGAATAAATCCTTAGATGCTTCGTATCCGAGCATATAATTGATTTTATCCTCAATCTGTTTATTGATCTCCGCCATCTCTTTACCAGAGGAAACCTTTTTAACAGATTCCTGAGCCTGTTCAAAGAAAGTTTCCAGTTCTTCCGCTCTTGCTGCAACGTTAATGTCGGTAGGATTCAGCTTAAATGAAGAAAATACTTCTCCCTGTTTGTTTGTGAATGTAAAAAGAAGAAATCCATCATCAATGTTTGTATTAATTATCTTTGCCATTTTCTACGCCCTCCTAAGAATTATTCGCTGTCAGCTGTGAATGAGCCGGAAGTAATATCAAATTTACCTTTGACACGTTCTCCAACGTAATTAACTGTGAACGGAATCTGATAGCCGGATGTATCGCCGCCGTAGGAAGTCGGTACAACGTAGCAGTCCTGCTGGTATGCTTCATACTTGCCTGCTGTGGCTTCTGTCCAGAGATGGACTTCAACTGCTTTTGTCTTGAGGCTGTCGTCTTTGAGACGTCCATCTACGATCTTCTGCAATGCTGTGAACAGATCGGAAGTAGTGTCTGCATAGAACGGATCAGCGTCAGAAGAAACTTCATAGCCGTTATGCTTGAATGTGGATTCTCCAAGAATGTTTTTAGATGTTTCAGTATCTGGATTGAGTTCTACATTGTACTCTTCCAGGTCCTTTCCAAGACGCTCATATTTTGGTGTCAGCCCTCCGCAGAGGGAACCTGCATCAATATAATGAGCCATATATTTACGGTCAATTTTTCCTGTAACTGCCATATAAATGTCCTTTCTGCCTATAACTTTTAAAAGGCTGTGTAAGTTAGCGACTATATCTGATTGATAGCCGGCTGTTACTTGTTATATTACTTCATAAGTGTTTTCGTAGCGCACTGACAATGGTAATAGCCAGTCCTGCACGCCGCTCTCCTGTGGTTCTAAACCATAGGAATTATCACGTGTGATACGCTTTATCACTCTCCCCTGTGAAAGCTCAGGAAATGCATTTAAACGTGTCTCAGAGCCATTTATAACAACTGGTTCTCGACATATCCATTTACCGAGATTATCCAGAAACTTCTGAACAGATAACTTCTGTCTCTCCTTGTCGGATGCTGTTCGGTATACCACATAAAATGGATACTGGCATACCTGATGCATTGTTCCACAGACGTCTTCTTTTTCTGAGTAAACCAAAGCACCGTTGTCTGCCGAGAACGCAATTCCCGATTCTTTGCCGAGTTCCTCAAATTTGATTGTTTCATTTTCGTATAGTCCCGGATACTGATTCAGAAGTGCTTTCATAGCATCTGTCAGAATCTCATATCCAGTTGCATCTTTACCAATAGGTTTATCCGCCATGTCTGCCACCTCCTGCCTGTGCTTTTACTTTGCGAATCCATGTACTGCCGTATTGTCGTTTAGCGGCATCAAACCACTTTGCCTGTGCCTGTGGGTGAGCCTGTTTGGTGTATTCAAGATTTTCCTTTGCGGCTGTCTGGCCAGAAAACTGGCTAACAAGTACTTTTTTTGCTCCATGTCTTGCATAAGGGCTTCCGGTTAATTCATCAACCATGGTTTTGCCCTCATACAGAAAGCGTCCGTATGGAGCCGCCGCCGCACATACTTTTCCACTGCCTTGTAAAGATGTACTTTCTGCTCTTGTACGGTTAATAAAATTTCCTGAGATCATTGGCATGAATGGAATCATACTGTCCATGACCATTCCATCCAGCAAATACTGTGCTTCCTGGTACTGCCTTGAAAAACGACTCATATTCAGCTTGATTTTCATATCTCCATCGACTACAGAGAATCCTTTAAAATGATGAATTTTGCTCATATTACTTACCCAAAATTTCAAAATGCGGAATCAGTGTATACGGACCGCCTACACTGGTAATCTTGAACACGTTATCCTTATTCTCATTCATGTACTGATAGAATCCATTTCGGTAATCACTTTCAGTGACTGTTCCACCAGTCCACTCACCCTCCCAGAAGAACGATTCATCTGAGAATGTGATAGTGTCTTCCAGAGCGTTGTTAATCTGTCTTTTCCACTCTTTAGGCGGTACATATGGGAGAATCTTACCATTCTTGTCAGCAATGGTTTTATCACCATTCTGAACAGTATAATGGATGTGTAACTGTGCGTTGTCTGTTACGTCTGGCCCGTACTTCTTAAGGATTGCCCCCCTGTCCGTAATGAGGTCGACACCGGATAAAACATGAGGATACCAGTACGCATCTCCTGTTGTCGGACTCTCATAATAATTGAAAATCGTCAAAGTTTTTTCGTACATGATACCCTCTCCTTAATTATTCTTTCTGCACTGTCTGCTTAATAACCTGATTTACACCAGTGGCCGACAATCCATTAAACATACCGACTGCAACCGCCGTGATATAATCCGTTGCCGGGAAATCCGGGATAATTCCCATTCCGACTGCTCCGAGAATCCCGCCAGTAACCGCCATGATCACCGGAATCCATTCATCAGAGATTCTTTTTGATGCCTTACAGCCCATTCCTACGATGTAGCAAATCATAACGATTGCTATACATGAGCCTAATGTTGTAATGTCCATTATTATCACCTCACATCAATTTAAGTTCATTGAATACTTTAAAAATTTTTGGTGACTGAATAGCAAACCAGTCAACCATTTCTTCGTTTGTAGCCCAGCTGTCAGCACTATTTGAATTAGAATCAAGTCCAGATTCCATCAGAAATGCGTGGATGATTTCGTGCCTAATAACCTGCTTCTGATAACTTTTAAGGTCTGCTTTTACTCCAATCTGTCCCTGCGATGTCTCCATGTCATCAACCACAATTTCCCGTGTTGATAAATCAGTATAGCCATCTGCATTTGTCAGACTCGGATATTGTTTCTTGTTCCCGAACTTCACGCTCCATTCAGAGCCTAAGATATCAACCTTGAAATCCTGCATATAAAATCGGTATCCCTTCATCCGTCCTTACTCCCATCAGAAGCGGTAAAGCTGTCTTTAAGAGTAAGTCATTCGTTTTCTGTACATCTCCGGCAGCGGCATACACTGCACTCCATTCCTTTGCACCTGATGCTTTTTGCTGTGGCGTGGCGTAAGAGATGGATTCACTGCCGGATGACACAGAAGTTACAACGCCTGTCGTGCTACCACCGGGCCCGATTGCAGTTGACGTACCGCTCACAGCGGCATTGGTAGCATTCTTTTCAGCAAGCTCAATCTGATACATTAATTCAGCTAGTGAGCAGACTGCCTTTTTGATGCGTTTCTGTGAGCGTTCATTTTCCGGCAGCCCGTCCACCAACCTGTCAAACGTCATTGTGTCCACAAAATCACTGGCTCTTTCCGCCAGGCGTGAAAAGTCGGTTTCCGGCACGACCGAACCGAAGTATGAAGTTGTATAAAAATCATAATCTGCATAAGCCATGCCAGCTACCTCCTACATTTATGATTTCGCTGTTACGCTTGCACTTCCGGCGTTCAGTGCTTTGTATGTTCCATCGCACTCAACCACTGTAATCTTCTGTCCGGTTGCCGCTGTGATATCGGCTTTTCCATCCCAAGTGCTCCAGTTTCTGAGGTTCTGTCCATATCCAACAGTTACTGCGTCTGTTGCAACTTTGTATTTATATACGTTGTTGGTATTTTCCTTAGCCGGTTTTACAGTGATTTTTGTATCACCACTTGCTGTTCCAGCCACGGAATTTACTGTCAGAGTGCCAAGCGTTGGTGTTTCGTCAATGGTGATTACTGCGATTGCGTCAATGTATTCTGCAAAAAGAGTAAGACCCATGACCGCAAACGCCTCGGACACCGCTGTGTGGTAGTTGCCCTGAGTGTGGAATCCGATCAGGTTTGTCTCGCCAGATACAGTGTATACAAGCCCCGCTCTCGCAAAGTCAGATTCGTTAGGGTCTACATAATACAGAACAATGTTCTCAACAGGTGTTGCAATAACCTGTCCTCTTGGAATCTCACTGTCAGATAACAGGAAGATTGTGTTGAATCCCATGAAATCTTTCATATACTGGAAACCGAACTGATTCTGAATAGTAATCTCAGCCGCGCCGAGATATTCATATACATCCAGAATATTCACAAATCCAACAACGCCAGTCACATTTCTGTGCATCTGTTTAAATTTGTTCTCTACGCGACCCTTAGCCATTGCCAGAGCCATCTGGAATGTTGTTTCTGTGGAAGTAAGCGTACCGGTTTTCAGATAATCATAGAATCTGCCGGTAACGTCAGTCTGAAGTTGGAAAAGGAATTCATCATCAGTCATCTGAACAGCGTTCTCATAACCGTGATCCTTGATTGCTTCGATAGATACAGCCTTTGCGTATTTCTCGATAGTCATTTCTGCATAGGGTTTTTCTTTTACAACGAATTTGCTGTAAGGGATTTCCTCGCCCTCACCAACATTTCCGTTCTGTAATGTACCCTCTGCATATTTTGATTTAAGAACCGCTCCGGGTGTCTTTTTGATTGGACGCATGATACCAAGGATTTCACGTAAGTGTTCCCAGTTTCTTTCGAATCTGGTTACAAAGTCAATCTCACGTGCCTTTACCTGAATATCATTAGTCATAATAAGATTAGCTTTTGCTGCCATATAAAAAATCCTTTCTACCCATAACTATTAAGGTATTGGGTTAGCGGCTATACTCTGTCGTATAGTCGGTGTAAAAAATCACTGGAATAACTGGATATTCTGAGCAATTGCAGCCTGTCTCTCGGACGGGTCTTTGATTGCTTCGATATCTTTCTTTGTCATGTTTCCCGGTGTCTGCTGATGTCCAATCCGCGCTGTTGCAAATCTCGCCTGTTGCTGCTGGGCCTGCTGCTGACTTTCATCTACAAATGTATCAGGTTCATCCTGTTTCATCTGTTCAAGCAGATCATTAAGTCCAAGAATCTTTCCGTCCTTAAGCTTAAGACCAGCTGATTTGATATCAGCAGTAACAGATCTTTTAGCTGCTGGAGATGAAAAATTAACATTTTCCAATGCAGTTTTAAGAGCATCGTCAAAATCTCTTTCGTAGATTTTCGCATTGAATTCTTTCTCCGCGTCCTCAGCTTTCTTCTTCCATCCAACAAGCTCTGTCTGAATGTTCGCCGGGTCGATACCGTCAAAGCTTTTTAAGGTTTCTTCTGCTGTCTCAGCACGTTCTTTCCAGCTGTCACGTTCACCCTCGACTTTTGACAGGGTTTTCGCTACTTCTTTAGCATTTTTATAATGCTCAGAGAGTGCTTTCTTCACATCTGCCTGTTTATCTTCCGGGATTTCAATTCCAAATGATTTTAAAGTGTCAATAAGTTTCTGCATAACATCCTCCTGGTCGTGTTTATTGACCTGCCGCCGCAGGTATTGGATTAAGCCAGTTAGACCACTGGCAGGGTAATGGAATGAGAGGACTTGAACCTCTGACGTCAAGAATTCAGCATCTCCGCTCTTCCTACTGAGCTACATTCCACATAACCCGGATTCCCGGGTTAGCAAGGTATTTAACGTGTTATGCCTACCACGAGTTGTTTCGGATATTTATTTCTTTTTTAAAAGAAAAGTATGAATAACAAAAACCTTAATCAAGGAGGTGAGCCATCTTGCGTGCCAGATGACAAATACGCACGGCAGGACTCGAACCTGCTTAACTTTCCGTTAAAGCGTGCGCACCAGCTACAAAAATTAAAGAAAGGAGGATTAAAACGAAAATGTCAAAACAACCGTTTTACTTGTGCTTCCTGCTGCACAATTACATTATAACAGATTTCTTTTAACTACCTCTCTACCACTTTTTGCGTTTTTAGAGCATATCGCGAAGTTTTTCCACGTATCTCTTGACAAGATCACGTTCTTCCCGGCACTCTGCGTCCTTGGACATATCGCTCATTTCTGTTGTAAGTTCGTCCAGATGTTCTTCCAGAGCGGCAAGCATCTTTCTCTTGCAGTCTTCAGACTTGCCGGAACGATAGCTTTGCTTCTGCGTCATGTAGTCATCGTAAGCATCTCGCCCATCAGAGCGACTGTAATGCCCTCTGACATAATGTTCACCACGTCTGGCATAAGAATTGCCCCTGTCGTAATCCGGCATCATTCTGCCATCATTTGCGCTGTATCTCCCCATGCTGTCCCGCTTTCTTCCCCGCTCGCTGTAATCGTCATTGTATCCGCCACGCATTTCATCAAGGACAGTGTTGTAGTACTCTACTTTCTTATCCCAGTACTGAGTGTTCTTGATATCTTTGTACATATCAATCAGTTTGTATGTCATTTCCAGATTTCCGGTGGTCAGTCCATTATCAGCGATTTTGGAAAGTTCATCTTCGATTCTTGCGCATAAGTCTTTAATATCTCTCATAATCACACCTCCTACGCTTCTCTGGTCACAACAATGTTTGCATTCGCAACAGAAACAGCCTGATCACTGGTATTCTCTACTGCGATATTAACACAACATCCGCGAGGCACATCAATATAGATACCTGCGGACACATTGTTGTACTGATCTACTGCTGCTGGTGTGGAAATCATCTGTGAAGATAATACAGGTTCGCCAGAGATTGCAATAGCCAGAGAAATAGCTCCGACAGTACCGCCTGTTGGAATTGCGATATTGCCAGAAAAATCCACGAAAAATCTTGCTTTACACTGATTAGTAAGTCCTCTCAGCGTAATGATTCCACTTCCCTCTCTGTGCTGAATGCAGTTAGAGCCTTTAACTGCTGTGTTTGAAAATACTACATTCCCTTTTGCTGCTACGGTCTGAGCAGCTACATTTGTAAATTCTGCCATAAAAATACTCCTTTCATATCACAAAAGGGCAGGTTTTTGGCCTGCCCCTCTGTGTAATACGGCATAAGCCGACATAATCATAAAGATTAAGATACTATTATTTACTTTTTAAATATTCCGGTATGCTCATTCTTGGAAGCTGATGTTTCCCTACGGACTCTTTTCCGAAAAGGCATTCTTCCGGTGTCCATCCCGCTCGATACCTATAACTAAGAACTTCTTTTCCAACACCAAGTTCTTTTGACCACTGCGACAATGTTTGCTTTTTTCCACCATATTCAATAAATGAATTATTACGCTTATTGTTCGCCTGTTCTTCCATCGGTATCCATTTACAATTTGATGGTTCATAATTCCCATTTACGTCTATTCTTTCAAGTGTAAGTCCCTCGGAATATCCGTTTAAATACGCCCATTCTCTAAAGCTCCAAAAATCAAGCCATTCATCACACATTTTTATTCCTCTTCCGCCATAATTTTTATAGCTGGGAGTATTTTTATTGTAACATCTTGATTTTATGGAACTCCACTTTTTATAAAACTTCCCTGTAGACTCTCCATGACAAGACCTTGTTTTTTTTGCATAATAGCTTCTAAGACATCCACAAGAAGTACTTGTACCTCTTTCAAGATTATATTGATAGCATTCAACATATTTTCCACATTCGCAGCGGCAAAGCCATAATGTGTTTCTATTTTTTTTGCCTACTATTTTTACAACCTTTAAATTTCCAAATACCATACCTGTTAAGTCTTTGGCTTTGTGCCTACAGCCGCAACTCGTTATATGTCCGTTTCTTAAACCTTTTCCGCTTTTTACTACGATTTTCCCACAATCACACTTACATTTCCAAGAATGATAACCTTTTTCACTCTTTCCTGCGTATTCCAACACTGTAAGCATGCCAAATTTTTCACCAGATAAATCTTTTATTGCCATGTACCTAACCTCCTTCTTTTTTTATATTATATCAGAAATTAGGTACATAAACAATTCTAATTTTTCTGTCAAAAAAAATTAACAATTACAATTTCCATTGCATCCGCATCCAGAATATGGATATGGAGCCGGGACTACGTAGGATGGCACAGGCATAGGATTTATCCTACGAATCAGTTCTGCTGTCTGCGCTTCCTGGTTTGCCGCAATGTAAGCATTCTGTGCGGACTGAGAAGCCGCCAGTTTAAGTGCCTGATTCTCTGCTCTAAGGTCTGCTGTCTCTTTCTGGCAAAGATAATCAAGAATGGCACGGGTGTTGCTGTTCTGATTGTCCAGAATATCTCTGGTGTTGTTGTTCATTGAGTTCTGGATTGCACAAGTACTGGTAGCCATATCATATCTGATCTGAGCCTGTCCCTCCCTGTTGTCGCAGCAACACTGAGCTAGCTGTGCCTGCAAAGCATTTGTGTTCTGCATATTTGCTACAGTGTCAGCGTTAATAGCCTGCTGGATGCCGAAGCCAGTCTGCATGATGTTGGTGTTGATTCCGTTAAATCCGGTAAGCATACCGTTATTCATGGCGTAGAAGCCATCACAGAGACCGTTGTTGATTCCGTCAAGTTTGCTGATTACTGCGGAATTGTCAAATCCTCTCTGAATATCCGCCTGAGTAGCTGCCGTGGCTGCATATCCGCCGCCATTGCCGTTATTGCCCCAGCCGTTGTTTCCCCATCCGAAGAAAGCAAAAATGAATAAAACAATAATCCACCAGCTACCATCTCCGCCAAACATGCCGTCGTTATTTCTACCGTTTCCAGTAGCAGCGGCAATATCTGCTAAGCTATAATTTCCATCCATAATATAATCTCCTTTTTGTGTATTTACATCAATCTGGCCAGATTGTAATGTACTATTTCATTCCTTTCAACATGTGTTGAAACTGCCCTGCCATCTGTTGGACCTGATTAAGTTGCTGTTGAGAAATCTTCCCAGACTGTAACATCTTCTGGACTTCTTCCTTTGGGTCTCCCTTAAAATTCTGCTTAAACTGCATAAACTGCTGTATCATCTGCATTGGTCCGTTTCCCTGCGGTATCCCACCGCCAAGTGCGTTAAATAATGGATTACTCATCTGCGTTTCCTCCCTTGACTGCTGATTCCTGCACGGTATTAGCCCTAACAGGTTCAGAAAAAGAATTTAATCGGTTTATGATAGCTTCGTATTTGCCCTTTAAATCATCATATTCCTGTCTGGTGACATATTTATTATCCATGTTCTGAACAGGCTGTTTAGGTGGCATCTGAGTGCCTATCTCGTGGTATTCAAATGTCCGCAGTGGCTGTGGCATACCGGATACATCTGTGGATTTTATGTAGAACTTTTCACTCTCTGAATCCATTAGCAAAACACTTGTCCCGGGTGCTACCAGATAGGATTTTGCACCAACTTCACCGGATACCCACAGGATACCATTGTTATTCTGCTGTGGTTGCTGTACTGGTTGAGCTGGAATCTGGACAGGCTGTTGCTGGAACTGGTTCATTTGCCCAGGGACGCCAAAGCTATATTGATAAGGATTATTATATAATGCCATCTTATACACCGCCTTTCTGATTATATTTTTACACAGAAGTATTAAACTAAGAAGTTCAAAAAAGTATCAAAAAAGTATTGACATATCACCCACTGAGTGGTATTATAATATCAGAAACAGGGAAGAACAAAAAAATCAAGGAGGAAATAGAAATGAAAATTAAAATTTATTGTAATTACGGTTGTTTATCGGCTGAAAAAAGAAACGTTTACACATATGGATTCCCAGAAGCCACAGCTACTTGCTGGGACGAAATGACAGTGGAAGTCCCGGAAGGCTGGGAAGTGTTCGAAAATTCCATGGGAAGCTTAATGGTAACAGCTCCTTGGGGCTTTGTTTACGGGATAAATGAAGTACTTCAGGGCAACGAAAAACCATGCTTTTATGCATTAGATAAAAACATGAACGGACACCGCCAGTATTTAAAATTTTTGGATTGATAGGAGGAATAAAAAAATGATAAAATTAAACACATCATCTTACGTTTACGGGCAGAACGACACAATAGAGGTCGGAGAGGAATACTATTTCGGTCAGCTCTGGGACGGTGACGGGGACGGCGAAGAACTGATAGAGTCTGAAGCAATCGCCATATATCAGGACGGCGAGGAATATATTGTTGACTTCGAGATTTTGGAGTCTGCGGAGGATATTTTACAAACCCGAGTTAAGGTTACCGGGATTAACTAGGAGGCAGGAAAATGAAGTATATAATTATGGATTATACAGACGGTGATTGTTTCACCGATGAATTTGAGAACAAAGAAGAAGCCCTTCAGGAAGCGGATGAACAATGGGAGCATCTAACAAGGTGCGAAAAGAAACACAGATCGGAGTTTTACGTGCTGGAAAGCATCAATCCGGACGAGGACACGCCCGATCATTACGACGGAGGCATTGTGAAGCGTTGGAAATAAAAAGAAGAAAGAAAGGAACAATATGAACATCAAAGAAATTAGATTAATTTCCGGGTTAAGCCAGCAGGCTTTTTCCGATAAATACAAAATTCCCAAAAGGACAATTGAAAACTGGGAAGGCGGTAAAAGAAATCCACCAGAATACGTAATTTTATTGCTTGAAAGAGCTGTAAAAGAAGATTTTGCATAAAAAGAAGGAGGGGTAAATTGCCTCTCCTTTTAGCATACTTTTATAATCTTACTGTTTACTCTTCTGCTTAATCTCTTTACGGTAGATATGCTCACATTCATCTGTTCAGCACAGTATTCGAGCGTATATTCCTTGCATCTCAGCCGGAACAGTCTTTCTTCGTCCGGTGTGAAATTACACTCTATCAAGAATCTGTCTATATCTTTCTTCGTGAACACATATAATTTCATGAGCATACCCCTTACTAATGCTAACGTTGATTCTGCGCAAGATAATTTGTAAGTTTCTGTTTTGTTTTTTTTAATTCTTCTACATTATTCCCACTAATCTGACTATCCAACATGGTTGATAGCACTTCCAAAATCAATGAATCACGTTCCGCGATCCTCTGAAGACTCTCAAAGTCACGCTTATCATGTTCTTCCAGTGTCTCAACTCGTTTGTTGAGTCGAAATGCCGGAGTAATCCACTTAAAGATTACGGCTGCCGCGCCTCCGACAATGGATATCCCTCCGCAGATAGAGAGGAAGATCTGTACAAATTCTGATATGCTCATTTAGCTACTCCTTTTCCCAGTAGTATACCGGGATTTCATTACCACTATCCCATGTATCGTAATATTTGCCATTCTGTACCGTCACTACGTGTCCATCTATACAGAGAATGTATGTGCCTGTCGGATGGTCTGTGCAAAAGTCGTTGACTGTATAGATATATCGTTCTGATTGTTCAATCAGCTTGCGTCTGTACCCACGTTTATAGAGGTACGCTCCCCAGACATAATTTGCACTTGGCATATCTGACAAAGCGCACGCCTGTACCATTAATCCGGCGAATACTGTTTCCCAGTCGAAACCAGTTGCTTTACATATTGCTCGGACAACGCAATCTCCTGTTCTCTTATCCTTAACGGGATTCGGATTATAATATTCCCATCTATCCATCAGTCAATCCCCTTTGCTGTTTTATATCTCTTTGCCGCTTCTCTGACTTTTGCGGCGTTCTGGCGGTTCCACTTAGCTATCGTGAGTCGGTCTTGCAGCTCTCTTAGATCATTGTCTTTGCAGTAATCTTTATATGCAGCATTTTGTTTCTGTAAAAGATAAGACTTCCGGTCAAGGTCTTGTTGTAATGCAAATTTCGCCTTTTCGTTCGGTGCATTGTCAACTCCTGCTTGCAGTCCAAGGACTTCTCGCTTCGTTTTGCGGATTCTTCGCTCA